AAAGTCTTTTGAGCCTTCTTTCGTTCCTTGCGCTTCTGTTTTCTAATAGACTGTTGATTTGTAAGACCTTTCTTTTCTACTGCCAGACCAAGCGCAGCGTTTGAGATACTGCCTTTCCAGTGATGGATTGCCACCTTGAGGCTTGTGATCCTACGCTTGTTAGCTTGTTCTTCTGGAGTAAGTTCAATTGCCATGAAAAAAGCCCTTTAGGGGTGATACAGTCTAGCCCCCGAGTATCCCCAGGGCTGTACCACTTCTAAAAGGCTTATCTGGCTAGAACAGATGGTTGAACTGTATCAGGGTTTACCCCACTTGTCAAACAATGTATAGTTCACCAAACTTCCATAACTGGGTAAAGTATGAATGTGATTGATGCACTGCCAAACAACCTAAAGAAAAAAGGTCGACCCAAGGGTGCTGTGAACAAGAAGTTCACTATGGCTACCTATGCTGAAAGACCTGCGGCTCTCCTGCCAAAGACTGAAGTTCAGCGCATCAAAGAACTCAAAGACCTCCTGATAAACAGTGCAGGTTCCAATGTTGTTCATAAAGCAATTGAAATTGCCATGAATGATGAACATCCTGCACAGGCGGCTATGCTCAAACTCTGTATGGATAGGATGCTTCCTGTCAGTCTGTTTGAGAAAGAAGGCAAGCAAAGGAATGCCGTTACCATCAACATCACAGGCATTGGTGGCGTAGAGATTGAACCCTTGCAAGATGTGACTGATGTAGAAACAAAAAATGTCTGACCTCAACTTCTCACTCCTGCCTTGGCAACAAACAGTCTTTGCTGACAAAACAAGGTTTAAGGTTGTGGCGGCTGGTCGGCGTTGTGGTAAGTCTAGGTTAGCGGCTACTACGCTAATTATTGAAGCATTGCGTTGCCCAGCAGGAAGTGCAGTTCTCTATGTTGCGCCCACCAATGGACAGGCTAGGCAGATTATTTGGGATGTGCTGTTAGAGATTGGACGGGATGTTATCCAGAACAGTCACATCAACAATATGGACATCACCATGATAAATGGTGCAAAGATTTATGTTCGTGGTGCTGATAGACCAGATACCCTGCGGGGCGTATCCTTGACCTATGCGGTGCTAGACGAGGTTGCGGACATTAAGCCTGAAGCCTGGGAGCAAGTTATCAGGGCTTCTTTGTCAGACAAAAAGGGCAGAGCCATATTCATTGGCACACCCAAGGGACGCAACTGGTTCTATGATCTGTTTAAGATGGGCCAAGAAGAATCTGATCCTGATTGGAAGTCATGGCACTTCACAACCCAAGACAACCCATTGATAGACCCAACTGAGATTGAGTCTGCCAAAAAGACGCTGAGTTCCTTTGCTTTCAAGCAGGAGTACTTAGCATCCTTTGACAACGCAGGTAGTGATGTTTTTAAAGAAGATTGGATCAAATATGGTGTGGAACCTGAGTATGGTAGTTACTTCATTGCAATCGACTTGGCGGGATTTGAAGAAGTGGCTAAACAAGCTGCTAACGCGAAAAAAAGACTAGATGAGAGTGCGATAGCTGTAGTTAAAGTCACTGATGATGGTAAGTGGTTTGTCAAAGAGATCGATCACGGGCGGTGGGACATTCGGGAAACTGCCGCCAAAATCCTGATGAAGATGCGGGATTACAGGCCAATTTCGGTAGGAATCGAGCGTGGGGCACTTAAAAACGCTGTTTTGCCGTACCTCAGTGACCTGATGCGGAAAAATAATGTATATTCGCACATAGTTGACTTGACGCATGGCAACAGGAAAAAGACAGACAGAATCATCTGGAGTCTCCAAGGGCGGTTTGAGCATGGGCGTATTGTGCTGAACTCAGAGGAAGATTGGGATGACTTCACTGACCAACTCTTGATGTTTCCTGCCAATGGCGTACATGATGACCTTCCTGATGCTTTGAGTTATATCGATCAATTGGCTGTAACATCTTACTTTGAGGCCGAAGAAGATGAAGAGTGGGAGCCTGTGGACATAATAAGCGGTGTGTGATATGACCTTTTTGTTTGACAAAAGATTGCAATTAGAATTGTTTGATAATTCAAGCAAAACTTGCTATTCTTGCAAACAAACAAAAGCCAAGGTAAATTTTGACAAACACAAAATGATGCGTGATGGGCACTTGAATTTATGCAAATCTTGTTCTTATGAAAACAAAAAAATACTAAGACTAGAAAATCCAGATTCAAGAAAAGCAGAGAATATACGTTTAAGAGAGCGTATGGGTTTTATGTCAAGGCAAGAATATTTTGCAAAACGTCTTTTGACCGCTAAAGGCAGAAAAGCATCAAACAATCAGTATGCTCACAAAAGAAGGCTAAAACTTAAAACCTTTGAGTTTACAGAGCTAGACCAATTTGTTTTTGATGAAGCAACTAGACTAAAGGAACTTAGAAAAGAAACAACAGGAATTGATTGGCATATTGATCACATTGTTCCGCTAAACCATAAAAATGCCTGTGGGTTGCATAATGCCTATAACTTTCAAGTTGTTCCAGCAAAATGGAATTTAACAAAAAGACATACCAATATGAATAAATATTTTGGTGGAGAGATTTAAATGGCAACAGATAAAGAAATCAAGCTAGAACAAGGTGAGTTTTATGAGCCTACTGAGGCTGATAAAGACCTGACTGATTTTGTTACTGACCATTGCAACCGCTGGCGTGACTACAGAGATACCAACTTCTTGCCCGATTGGCTTGAATACGAGCGAATCTTTCGTGGACAGTGGGCATCTGAAGACAAAACCCGTGAGTCTGAGCGTTCACGCATCGTAACCCCTGCCACCCAACAAGCAGTAGAAACTCGCCATGCTGAGATCATGGAAGCTATCTTTGGTCAAGGCGAGTTCTTTGACATTCAAGATGACATTAGGGATGTAAACAACAACCCCATCGATGTGGGCATCATCAAAGCCCAGTTGATGGAGGATTTCAAGCGAGACAAGATTCGCAAATCCATTGATGCCATTGAGTTGATGGCAGAAATTTACGGCACAGGCATTGGCGAGATTGTCGTTAAGACTGAAAAACAGTTTGTACCCTCTACTCAGGCAATTCCTGGGCAAATGGGCCAAGCCGCCATTGGCGTAGTGGAAAAAGACAGGATTTCGGTCAAGATTTCACCTGTAAATCCCAAGAACTTCCTTTTCGACCCCAATGGAACCTCAGTTGATGACTGCATGGGGGTGGCAATTGAGAAATACATCTCTATTCACAAGATTGTTGAAGGCATTGAGCGTGGAATCTACCGCAAAGTAGACATTACGCCCACTTATGAAGACACTGACCTAGAACCCACCCAAGAGGTGAGCCAGTACCAAGATGAAAAGGTGCTTTTGCTCACCTACTATGGCTTGGTTCCCCGTGAGTACCTTGAGAACCTTGAAGAAAACAAGAACATTGTTGACTTATTTCCTGAGAGTTCCGCTGCTGAAGAATATTCAGACATGGTTGAGGCCATCGTTGTCATTGCCAACGATGGGCAGTTGCTCAAAGCAGAGGCAAATCCTTACATGATGAAGGATCGGCCTGTTCTGACCTATCAAGATGACACTGTTCCCAATCGTCTTTTAGGCCGTGGCACAGTGGAAAAAGCCTTCAATATGCAAAAGGCTATTGATGCTCAGATTCGTTCCCACTTGGATTCATTGGCGTTGACCACCAGCCCCATGATTGCCATGGATGCAACCCGTCTGCCCCGTGGTGCTAAATTTGAAGTCAAGCCTGGGAAGGCCATTCTTACCAATGGCGCACCATCAGAGATTCTGTACCCATTCAAGTTTGGGCAGACTGATGGCAACAACCTAGCCACTGCCAAGGATTTCGAGCGTATGCTCCTGCAATCCACAGGAACTTTGGATTCTCAAGGCATGGTCAGTGCTGGTGCTAGAGACATGGGCCAAGGCGGTATGTCTATGGCTGTTGCCACCATCATCAAGAAGTACAAACGCACCCTGGTCAACTTCCAAGAAGATTTCTTGATTCCCTTTATCCAGAAGGCGGCTTTCAGGTATATGCAGTTCGATCCAGAGCGTTACCCCTCTGTGGACATGACCTTCATTCCTACTGCCACTCTTGGCATCATTGCCCGTGAGCATGAACAACAGATGTTTATTGGCTTGCTCCAGACCCTTGGCCCTAATACTCCTGTGTTGCCACTGATTCTGAAGGGTGTTTTGGCTAATTCTTCTTTGACCAACCGCTATGAGTTGATGGAGCAGTTGGACAAGATGAGCCAACCTAATCCGCAAGCAGATGAGATGGCCCAGGTACAACAACAGTTGGCACTTCAAGCGGCACAGGCTCAAATTGCAGTTCAAACTACTCAAGCTGAACAAAATCGTGCAGAAGCACAGAAGTTGCAAGTTGAAACACAGTTGATGCCTCAAGAAGTGCAAGCCAAGATGAGTGCATCTTTGACCAAGAATCTACCCAATGAGGATGAAGCCAATCAAAGGGAGTTTGACAAGCGGGTCAAGATTGCTGACTTGATGCTCAAAGAAGCTGACATCAAGAACAAGAGCAAGATTGTCGAGTTGCAAATGGCTGACAAGGTAAATGCTCAGTCACAAGTTAAGCAAGACTTCCTTACTAAACTGACAAATGGCTTAAATAATGGCTAATATCAAGGAACTTATCCAGAGTATTGA